TTTCTACTTTGCCAGGAATGAATAAAGTCCCACAACACGAAGTTGAGAGACAATATAGAATCTATTTAAATGAAATTGCAGAACAAAGAATTGTAATTCATTTAATGCAGGAACAAAGAACTATGGCGGAAGCTATGGCAGTTGCAGCAGCAAGTAGTGGCGGTGGTGGAGTTATCCAACAAGAAAGTGAACTACCTTCAAGTTGTATTCAATTCATAAACAACACAACCGATGGAACTGATTGTAGATTTTGGATTAACTCATCTGCACCGACCAATTACACAATAACATGGGGTGATGGTGAAACTGAAACGGGTGAAGTAGATGGTGTAAATCAACTTGAAATAAATCATATTTACGCAGATTCTAATACGGAATATACTGTTAGATTATGTTTCGATGATATAAGTGTAGTAACTCAATTAGAATTTAACGGAGACGATTAAAAAATAAAAATATTATGGGAGCAACAGTAACTTCATTTACAGGCCTTCAAAACCTAACAAATATACAACAATTTAGAGCAGATTGGAATGGTTTAACATCCATTGATTTATCTGGAATGTCAACACTTACTACTGTTGATTTAAGTGATAATGATGTACCAGGAAGTGGTACAAATTCTTTATCATCTATTAATTTAAGTGGATGTACATCATTGGAAAGTCTTTATTTAGATGATAGTAATTTTTCGGCAGGATTTCCTGATTTATCGGATTGTACTTCTTTGAAATATATAGATTTTGACCAATGTGATTTAGTAGGTTCAGTAGATATATCCAATTTCTCCACATTAGAAGGTTTTGATTTTAGTGGTAATACCGGATTAACCGAATTAATTATATCTTCAAGTCAAACATCATTGTGTTTTGATGGAAGAGAATTATTGGTAAATGATTGTAATTTAGCTCAAACCGCAGTAGACAATATTCTTTTAGAATTAGCTAGTGGTAGTGTTTCAAACGGATATATAAAAATTGATAATATTAATGGTGCTGGAACTAATGCAACACCTGGTGCAGCAGGAAGAGCCGCACTTGATATTCTTAATTCCAGAGGTTGGAATTTTGATGTTGCAAATGGTAATCATACCGAATTAACATTGGCAATTGAATTAGATGAAGTTAATATATGTGCTAGTTCAAATGTAAGTACATTCTACATTGCATCGGGTTCAAATCTACAAGTTGGTAATAAACTATATCAAAATTCTGATGCATGGGACCCGGCAGTAAATGGTTTCTACGCTACAGGTTCTGTTTATTATCAAGTAAGTGGTAGTGGTACAATCATATCAAGTGGTAGTTGTGTATAAAAAATAAAATAAAGTAAAAGATGATAAAGTTAAAAGATTTAATGAAAGAAAATGAAGAATTTCAAAAATTGCCTTCAAACTTAAAGAAGCATTTTTTGGAAATCATTTCAACATATGGTCAACATAGAGAAGGAATAAGTAGAAAATCTGACATTAGACAAGTTGCAGAAACATTAGGTGCAATTGCAGACGCTGCACAAGAATACACTTTGAGAGAAGGTGATGATTGGTTTGATAGAGTGACTATTAAAAGAAACATGGGTGAATTGAAAAAACTACAAAGTTCATTCGAAAAAGAAGCATCAGAAGCTTCTGCACAACAACAAAGATTGGAAGCTCTTTACGAAGATATGGGACATGTATTAGGTAGATATTTTGAAATAGCAGATATTACCGAAGATGTTATGAAACAAAGATTGGGTATTAGAGAAAACAAAAATAAATAAATTGGAACAATTAGCATCACTATTATTACATAGTAGAACACAGGCACATTCATTCCATTTAGGACAAAGAGGTGTTGGTTCTTTATCTGCACATTTAGCATTAGGTGCATACTATGATGCAATTGGTGGTATAGTAGACGGATTGGTTGAAGCATATCAAGGTCAATATGGTTTGATTAAATTACAACCAGTTAGTGGTTTAGATACAAACAATGACCTTAAAAATGTAATTGCATATTTCGATAAATTGATTCAAGCAGTTGCAAAATTGAGACAAGACAAAAAATTACAAATGAGTTGGTTACAAAACGATATAGATACGGTTGTGACTTTATTATACTCTACAAAATATAAATTGGTTAATTTACAATAAGGATGTTAATAGTTAGTGTTAAGGGTGGAAATATAGAGTGGGCATTGAAAGATTACAAAAGAAAGGTTCAGTCCACAAAACAAATAGAAGAACTTAGAGATAGAAAGAATTTCACTAAACCCTCTAAGAGAAAAAGGTTACAAAGAGAAGAAACTATAAGAAAAAACAAACTATTTTAGTAGTTTTCTTTAGTTTTCTAAAAAATTTACATATTTATTATCAAATATCTTATTTTTTATTATAAGATTACAAGACATCGTTGGTTAATGAATACCCTTCTCTATAAGGTGTGACCGAACAGCCAACATAATTACATTGGAGTTTCTTATACGAAATAACTTCACAAACAAAACATAAGGAGAAAACAAGATGGCAAATTCAAAATTATTGAAAGAAGCAATCGCTGACGCTAAAGCCGTTAAAGAAACTGCATTGGCTAACGCAAAATTAGCTCTTGAAGAAGCATTTACTCCAAGACTTCAATCTATTTTGTCTCAAAAGCTACAAGCTGAGGCAGAAATGAATGATGAAGAAGAAGAAATGCAAACTGAAGAGTTAAGCTCAACTGGTATCGGGTCTAAAGTAGACGCTGGATACGCTGAGACTCCAGGTTCACAACCAACTTTAGATGCAATGACTGATTTATCAGTAGGTGTAAAGAAAGATGCTGGAAAACCTGAACAAGCTGGTACTGACTATAAGAAAGTAGCAGACATTTCTGAAGAAGAAAATCCTTTCGCTGATGACGCAGCTGGTGATGACAAAGATGCAAAAATTGCAGAATTGGAATCTAGAATTGCAGAATTAGAAGGTGGTGATTCAACTGAAGACGAAATGGGTGGAGATGATGAAATGAACATGGATGACATGGGTATGGATTCAACTGACGACCAAATGGGTGATGATTCTATGGATATGGATTCATCTGATGAAGAATCAGAAGATGATATGGAATTAGAAGCTATCATCAAACAATTAGAAGCACAATTGGAAGGAGACGACCAAATGGATGCAACTGAAGAACCAGCAATGGACGAAGCTAAAGAAGATGAAGAAAAATCTGACATGGATGAAGCTAAAGAAGATGAAGAATCTAAAGTAGACGAAGCTAAAGAAGATGAAGAAAAATCTGAAATGGACGAAGTTATTGACTTGGAAGAAATCTTAAAAGAAATGGAAGCTGACTTAACAAACGAAGCTGAAGAATCTGAAAAAGATGAAAAAGAAGAAGAATTGAAAGAAGCATATTCTACAATTAAATCTTTACAAAAAACTATTAACGAAGTAAACTTATTAAACGCTAAGTTATTATTCGCTAATAAATTATTCAGAGCACACAACATGACTAACGAACAAAAAGTGAAAGTGATTGAAACTTTGGATAGAACAAACTCAGTAAGAGAAGTTAAATTGGTTTACTCTACATTAGCAGAGAATTTCAAATATACTTCAATTTCTAAAACAGCTAAAAAATCAATCACAGAAGGTATTGCTTCTAAAGTAGTTAAATCAACTGCTCCAAAGACTGAAGTTAAGCAAGTAATTGCTGAATCAACTGACTTTTCTGATAGATTCAAAAAATTAGCAGGTATTATTAAATAAAATTAACAAATAAATTCATTTAAAATGGACTTAAAACAAATTATGACTGGCGCAAACCCTCAAAGCGTAATGCTTGAGCAAACAAGAGGTTTGAAAGCTAAGTGGGAAAAAACAGGATTGTTAGAGAACGCAGGTTCTGAAACAACTAAGCATGGTATGGCAGTAATGTTAGAAAACCAAGCAAAACAATTATTAGACGAAGCTACAAGAACAGGTACATCTGCAGGTTCTGAAGAGTGGGCTGGTGTGGCATTACCATTGGTAAGAAGAGTTTTCGGAAGCATCGCTTCTAAAGAATTCGTTTCTGTACAACCAATGAACTTGCCTTCAGGTCTTATCTTCTACATGGACTTCAAATATGGTACTAACCCAGCTGGTAACCCATCTTTCACTGGTTCTTCATTATTCGGTAATGGTGGAACTTTCGGTAAAGATTCTTTATCTCCTGCAGGTAACAAATTAGGTTCTACACAAGCTGCTGAAGGTGGTTTGTATGGTGCTGGAAGATTTGGTTACACAATCAACAACAAAACTGCAGCTATCACTGCAACATTTGCTTCTGCATCTTTAGCAGATATCGATTACGATTTAACTTCAGGTTCAGTTTCTGCATCTTTTGCAGGTAACACTTTGAAGAAAGTTGTAGTTGCATTACCAGCTGACGCTGATTTCAATGGTGTAAGAGCTTTCGAACCAACTTTATTGACTGGTTCTGTAACTGGATATTTCCCTCAATACACTACTAAGAACGGTTCTAACGTAGAATTCGTTGTAGCTGCAACTGGAT